TCGGCCGCATCCGTCGCGGAACTGCTCACCATCCAGAACCCGATCCTCAACTACCTGCCCTTCCTCGAAGGCAACCTGCCGACCGGCCACCAGAGCACGGTGCGTACCGGCCTGCCGACCCCGACGTGGCGTCGGATGTACCAAGGCGTGCAGCCGAGCAAGTCGACCCGCATGCAGGTCGTGGACACCTGCGGCATGCTGGAAGCGCGCAACGAGGTCGACGCCGCGCTGGTCCGGCTGAACGGCAACGAGGGCGCCTTCATGCTGCAGGAAGCGACCGCGCAGCTGGAGGGCATGAATCAGGCCTTCGCCTCGACGCTGTTCTACGGCGACACCTCGGTCAACCCGGAACGCTTCACCGGCCTGACCCCGCGCTACAACGTGCTCACCGGCGCACCGGTCGCGCAGAACGTGATCAACGCGGGCGGCACCGCCGGCAACAACCAGACCTCCATCTGGCTGGTCGTGCTCGGGCCGAGCACGATCCACGGGATCTTCCCGAAGGGTTCGGTCGCCGGCCTGCAGCGCGAGGACCTCGGCACGATCGACGCGTTCGACACGCAGACCCCGCCGGCCCGCTTCCGCGCACGCGCGGAACGGTTCGAGTGGAACTGCGGTCTGGTCGTTCGCGACTGGCGCTTCGCGGTCCGCATCTGCAACATCCAGATCGCGAACCTGCTGGCGACGAGCGGCTTCCCGGACATCGCCAAGCTGATGGTGCGTGCGATGGCGCGGATCCCGTCGATGGGCATGGGTACGCCGCTGTTCCTGTGCTCGCGCGCGGTCTACACCGCAGCGTGCATTCAGGCACTCGACAAGTCGCAGCAGGCTCTTGCGATCCAGCCGGCGCTGCAGCAGTACGGCCAGATCTCGCCGGGCTCTGCAGGCACGGGCACGCTGACGTTCCTCGGCGTCCCGGTACTGCCGAACGACTCGCTGCTCGACACCGAATCCGCGTTGCCCTAATTCGCGCCCGACCAAGGAGAAGCAACATGATCATCAACCGTGAAGAAACCTTCAGCATCGCGCAGGCGAACGTGCGGGCGGCGGCCACGTACATCTCGACGGACGTCATCGACCTCACCGGCGAAGCACCGACCGCTGGCGAGATCAACGACTTCGGCACCGGCGCCCACCCGATGTATCTCGTCATCCGCATCGGTGCGGCGTACGTCGGCGGCACGAACATCACGTTCAACCTCGTGAGTTCGGCTGCCGAGGCGCTGACCACGCCGACGATCCACCTGACCACCGGTGCAATCGCAACGGCGCAGCTGACGGCGAACCAGATCCTGTTCCAAGCACCGCTGCCGTTGGGCAACTACCTGCGGTATCTGGGGCTGCAGTACATCAGCACCGGCATCTACTCTGCCGGCACGCACGACGCGTTCCTCACGATGCAGCCGCAGCGTTCGCTGAACTACCGTTCGGGCTTCGCGCTGCCGTCGGCGGTGTAACAACCAACCCCGGGCGAGGGCGAACCCCTTGCCCGGGAATCGATCTTCAGGAGAAAGAACATGCGTGTAGTCGCAACCACCCGCTGCTACGACAACGTGCAGGTCCGCGAAGAAGGCGAGCACTTCGACGTCGACCCGACCAACTTCAACGCCGAGACGATGGAGGAGCTCGTGAGCGAGGCCGCCGTCGTCGAGCGTCCGAAGTCGCAGCAGGTGTCCAAGTCCGCGAAGCCCTCGAAGGGCAGCGCCGCGGACATCCTCTGACCTGTAGCGAGAACCTCCTCCTTTCGCCGCAGGACCTTCGGCCCCGTTCTCGGGGCTGCTTTTTTATGAGGTGAGAACATGAGCAGCGAGGTCGACATCTGCAACATCGCCCTGTCGAATCTCGGCAGCGCCGTGCAGATCACCAGCATCACCCCGCCCGATGGCACGCGGGAGTCGGACCTCTGTGCTCGCTTCTACCCGATCGCGCGCAGGGCACTGTACACCGCCGACTACAACTGGTCGTGGACCATCCGCCGGGCCGCGCTCGTGCAGCTTGCCGGCGAGGATGTGTCGAGCTGGGAGTTCGCATACGCGACGCCCAACGACATGCTGCGCGTGTGTGCCGTGCTGCCCGAGGGCTACACCGCCGACACGCGCCCGGCGCCCTACGCGCTCGAGGCGTCGAGCACCGGCTCGAAGCTGATCCGCGCCAACATCGCCGACGCCCAGATCAAGTACACGATCGACGTGACGAACACTGGCCGCTTCTCTGGCTCGTTCGACATCGCGCTCGCGCGCCGCCTGAGCGCGCTGCTGGCCGGCCCGCTGATCAAGGGCCTCCCCGGCACCAAGGTCTCGATCGAGCAGATGAAGCTCTATCAGGTGGAACGTGCGACCGCGGTGGAGGATGACGGGAACCAGAGCCAGAACGACGTGTACGACACTTTCCAGTCGGCGGACCTGCGGGCTCGTTCGTGAAGAACCTCTACCGATCCTTTGCCGGGGGTGAGATCACCGAGGAGATGCGGGGGCGCATCGATCTCGTTGCGTACCAGACCGGTCTCACCCTCTGCCGCAACTGCGTGACGCTCCCGCACGGGCCGGCGACCTCGCGCTCCGGCACGGAGATGTGCGTCGAGGCAAGCGACGTCACGCGCAAGGTCGTGCTGATCCCGTTCATTTTCAATTCGACGCAAGCCCTGATTCTGGAATTCGGGCACCAGTACCTGCGGGTGCTGTCCGACGGCGCAGCGTTGACCGAGGCCTCCGTCGCTGTCGGGGCGATCACGCTGGCGAACCCGGGGGTATTCACGACCACGGCGCCGCACGGGTACACGAGCGGGCAGATGGTGTTTCACAGTGGCATCGTCGGGCCCTCCGTGCTGAACGGCCGAGCGGCGCGCGTGGTCGTGACAGGCCCCGACACCTATACGCTGGTTGACCTGTGGGGCGCACCGATCAGCACCGTCGGCCTGCCTGCGTACACGGGCAGCGGAACTGTCGCGCGGGTCTACCAGATCAGCACCCCGTACAACGAAGACGATCTTGCGCAGCTGCACTACGCGCAGGACAACGACGTGATGACCATCACGCACCCGAGCTACCAGCAGCGCGAGCTGCGGCGGCTGGGCGCGACGAACTGGACGCTGAACACCCTCGCGTTCGCGCCGACAATCGCTGCCCCTGCGGCGCCCACGGTGGCTGTCGGTGCCGGCTCTGGCTCGACGTCGTACACGTACGTGACCACTGCCATCGCGGAAGAGACGCTCGAAGAGTCCTCCCCGTCACCCTCGGGTTCCGTCAACAACAACCTCGCCACGGCAGGGAACTTCAACAACATCACCCCGGCGGCCGTCACCGGCGCGATCCGGTACAACGTGTACAAGCTGGTCAGCGGGCTCTACGGATACATCGGCCAGACCGACGGCACGGCTTTCCGCGACGACAACATCACCGCCGGCATGGCGATCACCCCTCCGATTCCGGACGATCCGTTCGTCGGGGCGGGGAACTACCCGGGCGCGGTCGGCTATTACCGCGGGCGTCGGTGGTTCGGTGGGACCAACAACGTCGGCCTCGGGCTGCGCGCAACCCGCTCAGGCACGCAGTCGAACATGTCCTATTCGATCCCGTCTCAGGACGACGACCGCATCTCGATCAAGATCAACTCCCAGAAGGCTGCGACGATCCAGCACATCGTTCCTCTGGACGAGCTGTTCCTGCTCACCTCCGGATCGGAGTGGGTGATCAAGACCGCGAACAGCGACATCCTGTCCAACGAAACGATCGACCCCCGGCAGCAGGGAGGCATCGGCGCCTCGGCTGTCACCCCCGTGGTGACGAACGTGTCGATCCTCTACACGCAGGCGCGCGGGGGTCGGGTGCGGCAGCTGATGTATGCGGACACGCGCGCCGCGTACAACACTGACGACATGTGCCTGATGGCGCCACACCTCTTCGACGGATTCACGATCGTGTCCATGGGGTTCTCGGTCGCCCCGCACCCGACGGTGTGGTGCGTGCGCTCCGACGGGATCCTGCTCGGGTTCACGTACGTGCCGGAGCAAAAGGTCATGGGCTGGCACCAGCACGACACGGATGGCACGGTCGAGTGGGTGGCTGTCATCCCCGAGGGTGACGAAGACATCCCCTACCTCGTGGTCCGCCGCGTCGTCAACGGGCGCACCGTGCGCTACATCGAACGGATGGCGCCGCGCCGCCGGCAGCCGCAGGCCGACAGTTTCTTCGTCGATTCCGGGCTCAAGTACGATGGCCTCCCGGTTACTTCGGTGTCCGGCCTGTGGCACCTCGAAGGCAAGACGGTGTCGATCCTTGCCGACGGTGCGGTCGAGCCACAGCAGGTCGTCACCAACGGTCGCATCACCCTGCAGGCTGGCCGCCCCGGCGCGAGCAAGATCGTGGTGGGCCTGCCGTACGTCCAGCGCGTGGAGACGCTGCCACCGGTGGGAGAGATGGCTGCCTACGGACAGGCGGCCACGAAGAACATCACCAAGGTCTGGCTGCGCGTGGCGGCCTCCGGCGCGATGAAGGTGGGCACGTCCGACTCGGCACTGCGCGAGGTCGCCATCCGCACCGACGAACCGTTCGGCACTCCGCCTCGGCTGCAGACCACCGTGCTCGAAGTGACCCCCGACGGGGACTGGGAGACCGACACCCGCGTCGTGGTCGAGATGTCCAACCCGCTGCCGATGACGATCACCGGCATCGCGCCGGACACCGAATATGGCGGTTGAAATCCGTTTCGCGTCGTTCAACGACGTCGACCGCATGGCGGACATGGGGCAGGCGATGCACGCCGAGAGCCCCCGCTACGCGACCCGCCCGTTCGACTGGGGACAAGTCCGCACCGTCGTTGATCGCTTCGTGCGCGACGAGAGCAGCGACACCTGCGCGCTGCTGGCGGTGAAGGACGGTGAGACGATCGGCATGCTGGCCGGCATGGTTGCGCGCGACTGGTTCGGTTCGGCGATCACCGCGACCGACGTCGTCTTCTACGTGGACCCCGCACACCGCGGCGGCCGGGCGGCGCTGCTGCTGGTCACCACCTTCGAGGCGTGGGCGCGCGACGCGGGTGCGGTGCTGATCGTGCCCGGCATCACCAGCGGTTTGCGCATGGAGAGCACTCTGGCCTTCTATGAGAAACTGGGGTATGAGCACGTGGGGCATGTGCTCTCGAAGGATCTGAAATGAGCGTAGACACCAGCACGATCGCGCGGGCGGGCATGGGTGCGAACATCGCAGGCGTCGGCCTGTCCGCGATGGGTGCGATGAACGCATCCCGCGCGACGCGCGACGCGGCGAACTACAACGCCACCGTCGCCGAGAACAACGCGCAGCTGATCGAGTGGCGCCGGCAGTCGGTGATCGAAAGGGGACAGAAGGCTGTCGCGGCGCAAGGGCTGCGCACCCGCCGGCTGGCCGGGCGGCAGCGGGCGTCGTTCGCCCAGCGCGGCATCGACATGACCGAGGGCGCTGCGCTGGAGATCCTGACCGACACCGCGTACATGGGGGAGATCGATGCAAACCAGATCAAGGACAACGCCGCGATGGAAGCGTGGGCTCTGCGACAAGAAGTGCGAAACACCCTCGAGCAGGCCCGCATGCTTCGTGCGCGCGCTGCTGCAGAAAGCCCTGCCACGGCTGGTCTCACGACGCTGCTGACCGGCGCGGGCAAGGTCGCCGACAAGTGGCTGACCTTGAACGAGAAGGGTGCGTTCAACCGCAGGCCGGCGCCACGCGGCACCTTCGCGGGTGACTTCGAAGCCGACCCGTACGGCACGATCCCGATCAGCGAGTTCCAGAACTGATGGCACGCATCCCGACATACGACGAGCTGCAGGTCCAGCAGGGTGTGCTGCCCGCAGCTCGGCAGACGACGACGGCTACCCCCGAGATGCTGGGTGGCGGCGCCATGCAGCAGGCGCGCACCGGCGCGGCCCTGAGCTCGGTCGGCAGTGACATGCTCAAGATCGCGGAGCAGATGCAGGACCGCGAGAACATGGACGTGGTCTTCCGTGCCGAGACCGGCATGCGCGACGAGGCGACCCGTCTGCTGCAGCAGGCCCGCGAGCGGCGCGGTGTCAACGCGAAGGGGCTGACCCGGGAAGCCGAGCAGTGGTGGGACCAGAAGATCCGGGACAGCGAGGGCCTGCTGACCAACGCGGTGCAGCGGCGTGCCTTCATGCAGCGCGCCGCGGTCGCGCGCAGCTCGACGCTGGCGAACATCGCCGGCTGGGAATCCGAGCAGCACCGGGTGTCGGCGGTCGAGTCAGGCAACGCGTCGATCGTGGCCGCGACGAACTACGCGGCAGCCAACTTCCGCGACGATGCGATCCGCACCGAGAGCATGCGGAGCGTGCAGCAGAACATCGGCCACCTCGCGAGGATCAACGGCTGGTCGCCCGAGGTGACGGCTGCCAAGCAGATGGAAGCGCAGACGATCTTCCACCGGCAGATCGTCCAGAACTACGTCAACGCCGACATGCCCGACGCGGCGAAGGCATACTTCGAGATCCACAAGGACCAGATCAGCGGCAGCGAGCACGACACCTTCACCGGGCTGTTCAGGGCCGGCGAGCGCAAGCTGACCGCGCAGCGCACGGTCGACGACGTGATGAAGCAGGGCCTGTCCGACAGCGCGGCACTCGACTTCATCCGGGGCAAGCTCGAGGGTGATGTGCGCGACATCGCGATCACCGACTTCAAGACCCGCATGGCGGAGCGCGAGACGCTGCTCAAGCGTGCGCGCGATCAGGCCGAAGATGCCGCGGTCGCCGCGTACGAGAGCAACGGTCGGCGGTTCAATGCGATCCCGAC